GATGACAAGCCTCCTCAGTCTGCCGATACCTCGATACCTATCATTGCCGTAGCGGAAGAGATTGAATCCCGATTCCCGAACCGTTGGGTCGGGGACTTTGAGATAGGATCTCGTGGGCCACTGTTCTGGATTGACGATGGAATAAACAGGGACGGGTGTCAGGTGGTAGAAGATGGGATTGTCTGCTACAGCGACCGTGCTGGGAAAGGGTTCATGTCGTGGCGCGACATATTCGGAGCGGGGTTTGTGAAGGACTACGAAGAGAAGAAGCTGGCGGGTCTTCTCGACGAATACTGGTTCAATGGCCGTAGTTTCTTTAAGGTGTTGTATAACAGCGCGGTGTCTATACCACGAGACCAGCTCATTTTAGAGCTACGGCAAGCAGGGTTCACGGCCAAGCCTCGCAAGAACCAACCATTGTCAGAAGTTGAGGCCGCTATATTGACCGTAAGCAATCAGAACAGGATCGACGAAATTGCACCTGTTGTATTCTCAGGAGATCGGGTGGTGAGCTACAACGGGCACAGAATACTTAACTGTGCGAATATTGATCCTGTTCAACCTGATGCGGACGGGGATAGATCTAAGTGGCCGTTCTTAAATAAGTGGTTGAATCAACTGTTTGTGGACAGTGGGACAAGCCCTGCTTTGGACTACTTCTATTCTTGGTTGAAGAGATTCTATATGTCCGTGCTGCAAAAAGAGTTTGTCCAAGGTCAGGCTTTGCTATTGGTGGGACCAACCAACAAAGGAAAGTCCCTGCTATCCAACAGAGTCATCAGCGGTCTGGTCGGAGGGTATGCGGACGCTTCAGATTACCTGTCAGGCCAGACTCGATTCAACAAAGACCTTGGCCGTGTAGCCGCATGGGTGATTGACGATACGACATCAGCAGCCTCTTTTCAGGACCAACGCAAAGCGACAGAGTTGATCAAGAGGGCGGTGGCTAATCCAAGAGTTGAGTATCAAGCTAAGTATGCAGATGCTATGAGTATTCCGTGGACTGGACGAGTCGTGATGTCCCTTAACATGGACATCAACAGCCTGTCTGTGATCCCGTCGCTCGATAGCAGCAACAGGGACAAGCTTATGGCTTTGCGAATATCCGAAAAGGCTACCAGCAACTTCCCTAGTAATACTATTCTGGAGAAGACTATTGAGGAAGAACTTCCTTTCTTTGCGAAGTTCTTGATGGACTGGGTGATCCCGCCAGCCGTGGAAGATGTAGGCCGGTTCGGGGTTCGCTCCTTTATCGACCGTAAGGTAGCCGACGCCGCTTACGACAACTCAAGCCGGAGCACAGTTGCTGAACTAGTGGAGTTCTTTGTTAAGAGGTGCCGCGAGATGAACGATAAGATGTCGCATTGGACGGGGACACTAACGGAGTTCCAAGTTGCCCTGCACGATTTCAACAATGGGAGAAACGTGGGGATGTCCAACAATCTTGAGTTCGTCCGGCGCGGTATGTCTACACTAGAAGAATCCAGCAAGAACAATGACCATGTGCGCCCCGTGTTATCAAAGGGCAGAGGGGGTGGGAAGATCTGGGAGATCAATCTTTCTTCCGCTTACGATATTGATGTGATGACTCAAAAGAATCAGGACGCCGTAGCCGTTTGATCGGGAGGTGGAATCCGCTACTTAAATACTTGAACCCCTCGCTGTCGCAGTCTCCTTTTTCTTTGTAGTTCTTTGGGCGCGTTACATGGTAGGCACTCGCCCAACCTAGTAACCAAACCCGAGTTAAATCCTTGTGGACTCGTGTGAAGAAATACACATCAGCTTTCAGCTTCTTGTTCTCTGAGTTTACGCTCGCAATATAATGAAGCTGAGGACGTGTCGTGCAGGTCTTTGACTTTACGTCTACTTTGTTACCTTTGAAAAGATAGTCATGCGTGTAGCACTGCTCGCCTACATGCTCTGCCCCTTTGATGTATTTCTCAAAAGCTACTTCGCCAAGAAAACCAGTCATGCGGCCCACCCCTCTTGTAAAAGAATTAGGGGGGATACCCAAAGATTGCGACCTGCGAAAAGCTTCTGCTACATCATCTTTGTTTGGGTGAAACAGGACAAACCTATTTTTAAGTTGTCTGAATTGACTCATTTTTTACGCGCTCGCCGCATAGCCGAGGCTCGTGAACGGCGGCGCGGGGGCTTACTAGCTCTTCGTAAAGACCCACCCCTGTATGCTCTTGTTTTTTCTGCAATTCGTTTGGGCTGTTTTACGAACTGCTTTCCTTTCCTAGTCCCTGCACGTTTAGCTCGTGTTGTTGCTGCATACTCAGCAGGGGACAATGCCTTGATTGCTGCTTCGGGCAAATATCTTTCTCCCGTCTCACTAGACTTCTTGCCGCTTTTAGTGCGCCACTTCTGTTTAGTCCAACGCTCTAAAGATCTCTGTGAAGCTGCCTTGGCCATTACTTACCTACTTTTTTCATGGCTTCTTTATGGGCTTGACCAAAGGTCTTCCCTGCCATCATTGCATTTCTCATAGAAGTCATATGCGCCTTTGTGTGGTGAACACTATGGCGTTTCATTGTGTCTTCTTGCCTCTTGGTAAGAGCTTTCTTTTTTAGGAGTTTTTCTCCACGTTTTTGTTGGGGTGTTTTCATAGTAGTTATGAGTAATTAGTTTCGATAGCCGCCGCCCGCTTTTTTGTAACGCGATGCGAGCAACTGAGCTTTTCTAGCTGACCATTGTCCCGGCCTCCCGCCCTTGGAACCGGCTTTAATGCGCTGAAACATACGCTTTCGCATAGCGGGCTTGGTGTAATTACCGGCTTCATTTACACGAGATTTAGATTTTTTCTTAGGCATTATACTTTAAATCTTTTGCAGAATCTTTCCCATGCTGGAAAGAATAGTTCTTCAATACATACTACCAGACTCTCTTCCTCAAAGGAATCCAATCTATCGAGGCCGCTGAAGGCGAGAGAGGCGTGGATCATTTCGTGTCGAATTGTTGATTTTATTTCTGCTGGTTTTAAGGACGAATCAATTACTATGGTTTTTCGCTCGTGAGAGTAGTATCCGTAATACCCTTTTGAACGATTGTTCTCATCGCTTAGGTCTTCTCTAATAATCTTAACAGGAACTCCTGCTATGTGGATTGATTTGGGGAGAGTCATCCGTCTGCAAATTTGTTTAGGGCTCTCGCGTAAACCCCTGCTAGTTTCCCACGATTGTTGTTAATCATCATCCACTCTTCGCAGTTGCTCCCAAAGAAAGGTTCCGCAATGACCGCGATAGGTCGAACTTTGCGAAGCAGGTATGAGCCACGTTGCTTTGCGGCTCTAGGCTTCGCCCCTCTGGACTTCATATCAGGATACGATTCCTCCATCTCTTCTTTCAAAGCGTAAGCTAACTTGCTACCACCTTTGCTAGCATGCCAGTAGAGCCATTCGTGTCCTTCAGCTTGGGGAGTGGCCGAGTTAAAGTGTAGCTCGACAACAGCATCCACCTCATCCTCGATTAGTTTCTGAGCTAGATAATTAATAGCGCCAACATACGTAGGGTCTTTGTAATCGTTGTAGATCACATAATCCATAGTAAGAGCAGGTGCTATCCTACGAACTAGATCAGAGTTGAACATATACTCTGAAATAGAATAGCCAGACTCACGAGTAGTCATGGCCCCCTCGTCTCCTTGACGAGAATGACCTACTGCTAACCCAATCTTCATTTCTTAATCAGTCTGTAAAGTGAAGCTAATCCTACTGCGATGCCAACAACGAGAGATCCTACTCTCAGCCAATACTCGAACTGTTCCTGCATGCTGGTGACAAGTCCTATTACCGGAGCAGCCATCCCTACTAAAGAATCAAATATTCGGGTGTTAATCATTTGTTTCCAATAATAATTGCCCGTTGATAACTGTAATCAGAATGGAATTTATGATTCTTCCGTCCAATTAAAGTGCCTTCTACAAAACTGTAAGGAACTCCCTCCACTAGCGTGATAGTTGGTGGATCATAAAGAGCGGAGTCGTTCACGCTCTCGACGAATTCGTCGGGCCAAACGCTCGATGAGCAGCTTGCTAGCAGGGCTGCCATCAGCAGCGAGACGAGCAAGCTCATCTTCCAACTCGTCGATCCGTCTGTCTCTTCTGAATCTGACGCTCTCGATGTAAGCATTTAATGCAGCAGTTATGAGTTGGATGAATGCTCTCACTTACTCTTAGCCTTGCCCACATTTAGGGCCAACCATGAGATGACTGCTGAAGCGCGGGATACCCACTTGTTGTCACTCTCGTTAGGGGTCAGTGTAGCAACCAAAGAAGCTACAGCGATTACACTCGCTGCAATTTGAAGCAGGGTGTCAACATTTTCGGTAATATATTCAATCATAAGAAAAAAGGTTACATCATATTGCTGGTGAAAGCCCCTACACCAGAGGGGTCAAAACGTATGGCGGGCTTTGCAGCCCCACGATGGGCGTCTAGCTGTTCGTCAAGAACTCCACGACAGACGCCCCAGTGATAGTTTGCTCTTTCAAGATCTGCATTCTCCTCAGCGATGTTGCCAAGCATTGCATGCTTGATTGCGCTGATACTTGAGATGTGAATCAGGTCAGTTGGCTCTAACAGAGCTGTAAATTTACGCTTCAACAAAAGACGAAGAGATGCTTTTTGATTATTAACATCAACTCTATACCGGCGATAACGTCCGACTTTGTTTGACTCTCGTAATGTAGCTAACTTAGTCGAAGGAAAATGAAAAATACTTTCCCCTCCGGTTGCGGCCCAAACATTATACTCGCTAGTAGAACGATAGATGTAGACTTCTTTCCTATCAGTATTAATTCCAGTAATTAGATAATAATTACCCGAAGGGTCTATTTCGGAACCTGCGCCTATAGAGGCATTAGCCCAACCACCAAAACTAAGAATATCGCCAACTTTTATCCCACTTACGTCAGTTAGAGGGACAACAACAGTTGTCGAAGCTGCTGCGGTCTCAGTATCGAACAATGTAGGGATTGTTTGTTTAATAATTGTTCCGTTTAAAGTTACTGCTTGATCGCTTGACGTTAGCGTCAATGGGATAGCAACTACATCTACATCTGCCCCTAGATCAGTGCCGCCTGTCTTAACTTGTTGGACTGATGATATATCTATATCTGTAGTGGATAAAAATGCTTCACCATTTAAAACAAATCTTTCTGTCTTAGCTCCAGCAGCAACTGTAAAATCAACTTCTATAAATGTATCACCAACTCCTGTGGGGAGCGCTATAGCAGGAAAAACGGGGAGAACAACGAGACCATATCCTGAAGGGGTTGTGTAAGAAAAATCTGAGATGGGTTTTATTTCTTCAATAGTTGGAGAATACCCATCATCGACAATACCAAAAGCAGCCAGCGTGTTCTCGCCAGCACGGTCGTTTCGGCCCACGATGTTGTAATCATGGAACTGAGCCCTAATTTCTTGTGGGTAAGAATGATCTACACTGTCGCCAGTTGGGTCGAGCAAGGCTGCGATTACAGACTCTGCATGGTCGGGGATAGTGAATGTGCCATCGGAAGTAGACACAACGTGCTCAAACAAAAGATCCCGCCACATCCCCATGTTGTAGAGGCGGGGTAAGGCAAGATTTAATTCTTTTCTAAACTGTGGTTCACCTATAGCGCCTTGTGCTGCGGGCGACCCGCACACAGATTGGAGGGCGTCAGTTACCCCTTGGACAGTCAACGTGGCCATAACCCACGCTATCAGAATAGGGGTTAAACGTCAAGATTAGGGCCAAGGAGCAGGGAACGGGATGCAGTAATCAGGGTCTAGGGCTTGGGGGTGGGCCTTTAAAAGCGTGGGCCAAGGGCGGGTGTCAGTCCTATGCCGATACAAATACAACAATACAGGCATCGCGGGCCAATAATGTTTGCGTAGAACACGACAGCGGTGGCGTCCGTTAGACCACGCGACCCACCCCAAGGCATCCTCTTCGTGGGCGGCCTTTAGCACGGGGAGTGTATTGAATTCTAGCCCTTGTTTATAAACATAGCGGGCCTTTTCGCGTATTTCTGGTTCTGGCAAAGTAAGGAGTAAAAAGTCTGAAGGAGAGATTAAACAAACTCTTTTTTCTTTAAAAACAATGTTTTCCCCTGCGCTTTGAAAAGCGTCCTTAGAAAAGCTGAACATCACGCTTCAAAAGGAAAGTTGTCTCTTTCGACAAGAGTAAAAGACCAAAACACATCACTTGAAATGTTCTGCTCAATCAATTCTCCTTCAATTACCTTACCTAGCTTCAATCGGTAAACCCCCTCACCCAAAGCCCCGTGGTCTGGCACCCCTTTTTGCACAGGGAGATGATCATCTATACCAACAGGTAAAGAGGGTATGTCTGAAGTAGCGGTTCCTGTTGCCCCCTCTGCGACAACTTCTATAAAGCATTCAGTAACAAACTCAGTCAAATCTGGCTCTATTTTCCAATACAAGTAAACTTCCCCATAATCATCTAATTGATGATAGACATTTGGTATGTCGGGGTCCATGGCAGGGCCATCTTTATCTCCGATGGTAGGAACCACCGCTGAATTAAAACCTTTTATAGATGCGTCACCTTTACCGCCACTAAGCCCCACTGACGCTGCTTTATTTGCTGCTGTAGAATCAAAATTAAATTTAAAAAGGTTAAGCCTCCAAACAAACTCACCATAAGCAATCTTCGCCCCTTTGTTCCCGTGCATCAACGCAAACGCATGCGGCTTGTGCAGCTTGAGGACGTGGGGGTCTTCAAAGCTTTCAGAAGTAGCTGAAAAGTCTCCCAAAGCAGAGATACCAGCAGGGGCCTCAAAATTAGGCAATGGATCTAATTCAACAAGAGCCATGACTAAACAGCAGGAGGGCTAACTTTAACAACTTCGAGCAGATACCCACCCCTAAAGGGGCGTTGATCGGCAGACACAACGAAAGCGGAGGACGGCCAATCGGTTGGGGTTGATGCCCTGCACCATGGTTTAGGGAAACCATACTCACCCAGCTTCAACACAGGGTGCCCTGTGCCAATAAAATCAGTAAGGGTGATAGCTTCAGTGAGGACGTTGCGAACACTCACACCAAACTGAGCCCCTGAGTATGTAGCTGAAGAAGTTCTAAATGGATATATGTTTGAGTTTATTTTAAATTCAGTCTCTGAGTTAAGCTCAGATTCTGTAAAAGCATTTAGTCTCCAGTATTGGAGAACTTGCATTTTTGTGGGGCCACTAAAACCATCTTTTTTATCTTTGTTTCTGACTACTACAGAAGTTTTAGTAGAGCCATTTTTGGCTTCTATGCTGGTAAACTCTAAAGAATCAACTACTGAGGGCCATGTAAAATTACGATTCGTATAATACGAACGGACAAGTTTGCTGGATTGCACCGAGGTTGCAGAGCTACTTGGGATAACATCACGGGCAGTAACTTGGAACCAATCTTCACTGAGCTGTTGGACTTCTTTATTTACGCCAGACGTATTGAGACCCCAGCGTTGGGGGTTGTCTGCGGCAGTCTCGATAGCTTCGATGCCGGTCCCGTAATTGTAATCTTGTTTCCTATAGAACAAAGATACTTTGGTCTCTAGCACACCGCCGGTAGCTTGATCAAGGGCTTGAGATACAATATCTACGGGGAAGAAATAAGTCCTTTGTTCAACGACAAACAGGCTGTCTAGCTCTTGCTGCCCAATCTTCCTCTGCCGCCTAGTCAACAAAACATATGCCTGATCAAACTGATTAGCGGGGACATCAGGCATTGTGTCTCCTGCCTTGGGGTTTTTAGCGTCAGTAGTATCATTAAAATCAGACCTGAGCGTTACATACGTGCGAACAACAGTGTCATATTTGTTACCGCCGAGGTCAGCTTGAGCATATTCAAAGTTATAATCATCTTGGGATGCCCGCTCCGCAGCATAGTAATACTCATACATCAAGCCGTTAGGATCGGCTTGCTTAACGAAGCACAACTTGTGGTCTTTAAAGTTTTTTGTATCAGGGTGCGGTGTCCCGTAGACGGGAGGTGTTTTCCCTACTTTCTGCGCGTCAACCGTCTCAAAAAACAAAAGGTCCGCCACCTTCGGAGAAACGAAGGAGAGGACCGATTGTCTCTGTGGGCTGGGCTGGTTCCTCGATACAGGCACCCGTCGAGTATATTCAAACGGGTTTGGATTTCAAGCGGTTAAGAGGCG